AGAGGACGTTCCCGAAAAGTATCGGGGTAAAAGCGCCAAAGAAATTGCTCAGATGCACATGGAAGCCGAGAAGTTAATCGGTAGACAAGGCAGTGAAGTTGGTGAGTTACGGCGTGTTGTGGATGACTTCATCAAGACCCAAACTACAACAAAACAGCAACTGCAAGCGGAACCTGACGAAGAAGTTGATTTCTTCGCTGATCCTAAACGTGCGGTAGAGAAGGCGATTGAAAACCATCCAAAGATTAGAGAGGCTGAAAAACTCTCATCTGAGATGGCAGCGGCAAAGGCGTTTAACGAACTAAAAGCACGGCATCCTGACTTTCAAGAAGTTGTTGCCGATCCTGCATTCCAGAATTGGGTTGCAGCCTCCAAAGTGAGGGCAGAGTTGTTTGTTCGTGCAGACCGTTCTTTTGATTATGATGCTGGTGATGAGTTGTTGTCTATTTGGAAAGAACGTAGACAGGCAGCACAGCAGACAGTATCAGCAGAGAAAGAGGTCCGTAGCCAAGCCGTAAAAGCAGCCACTACCACAGTGTCTTCGGGCAGTGATGAAGCACCTTCTAAGAAGATTTACCGTCGTGCAGACATTATTAAACTCATGCAAACGGACCCTGACAAGTATGACATGATGCAAAATGAAATCATGGCTGCTTACCGAGAGGGCAGAGTCCGATAACTTAACACTTTTAACAAAGGAAATTTATCATGCCTTTAGGTACCAATAACGTAGTACAATCGACAGTAAACACCGCAGGTTTTATTCCTGAGGTATGGTCTGACGAAATCATCGCTGCTTACAAGAAGAACCTCGTAGCAGCTAATCTGTTCAAGAAGATGTCCATGAAGGGTAAGAAGGGCGATGTTATGCACTTCCCGTCGCCTGCTCGTGGCTCTGCTGCTGTTAAGACTGCTTCTTCGCAGGTTACTCTGATTGCTGAGAGTGGCACTGAGAAGACTGTCACGATTAACCAGCACTATGAGTACAGCCGCTTGATCGAAGACTTTGCTGAAGTTCAGGCTCTGTCCTCGCTGCGCCGTTTCTACACGGATGACGCTGGCTACGCTCTTGCTACCCGTATCGACACATCGCTGATCGAACTTGGTCGTGGTGCTCAGGGTGGTTCTGGCACAGCAGCTTACAACAAAGCATACCTTGCTGGTGATGGCTCAACGCTGTATGTTGACGGCACCAACGTAGGTACTGCTCTGACGGATGCTGGCCTTCGCCGTGCAATCCAGCGTTTGGACGACAGCGATGTTCCGATGGACGGACGTTTCTTGATCGTTCCTCCTGCAACCCGTAACACCATGATGGGTCTTGCTCGCTTTACTGAGCAGGCTTTCATTGGTGATGGCGCTACCATCCGTAACGGTCAGATTGGTGACGTATACGGCGTTAAGGTCTTTGTAACGACCAACGCTGATACAGCAACGACAACGACTACCCGTGTTGCTCTGTTGGCACACCCAGAGGCATTTGTTCTGGTTGACCAGCTTGGCGTTCGTGTTCAGACCCAGTACAAACAAGAGTACCTTGGTACGCTGTTGACTGCTGACACGCTCTACGGTGTTGGCGAGTTGCGTGATACCTCTGCTGTGGCTCTTGCTGTTCCTGCCTAATCAGGAATAACAATCGGGGGCTGGCTCACAAGGCTGGCCCTCTTCTAACCACTTAAGGAGATTATTATGGCTGTTTCTCAAGGTCGTTCCCAGTTTCAGGGCTTGTTCTCTGAAATGTGGGCAGTTTCTGAGTCTGTTGACTTCGGTAACGCTGCTACTGGATCTGGTACGTTTGCATCTGTTGATGTAACAGTTCCTGGCGTTGCTCTTGGCGACATCGTTATGGGTGTCTCTATCGCTGTTGACACTGTAGACACCGTTATCGCTGGTGCAGTAACTGCTGCTAATACGGTTACTCTGACTGTTCTAAATAACACTGCTGGAGCAGTAAATCTTGCTGCCGCTATTGTAGATTTTATTGTAGTTCGCCCAGCATTCTAAACCTTACGGTTTTGCCTCTTAGGAGGCTTTTCTTTAGCATCTTCGCTGAGGGTGTTAAAGAAAACAACATAGAGGACTAAAATGATACCTCGCTGCTACCCTTCTACCTATGCAACCGCAAACGGTACAACAAAAATGGTCGTAAACTCGCTTGCAAGCACTACTGGCTTAACTGCTTGGGTTGACTACATTCCCACAAAGAAATTAGGCTCTGCACCTGCACAATACAACACTTATGACAATGCCGGTGCTATGTTTGTAGATGTTCTTGCTAGTACGACAGGTAAAGTCGCAGGCATCGACTATATCAATGTCTATGAAGATGCAACATTAACCAAGGCTTGGTCAACAGACGCAAGCGGTTATATTCCAATCTGGTACTAACATGGCGATATATCGTGGTCCCGGTGGTTCCGGTGATGCAACAGCAGATCAAGCAAGCACAGCACAGTTAGCACTTACTTATGCTAACCAGTCTGCTGCGAGTGCTGCTGCTGCGGCGGCATCTGCTCAGAGTACAATTAACTTTACAACTGATTTAGATGTAGTAGTCTCTTCGTTGCCTGCTGGCTCAACGCCGACTGTCTCATATAACTCTACATCCGTATCGCTGTCTTTTGGCATTCCTGATGGCACTACAGGCCCTACTGGACCTTCAGGCCCACAAGGCCCCACTGGCGCAGGAGGCCCTACAGGCCCGACAGGACCGACTGGTCCAACTGGCCCTACTGGATCAGCAGCTACAGTTGCTGTTGGTACAACCACTACAGGCCCAGCAGGCGGTAGTGCTGCTGTAACCAATAGTGGCTCGTCTTCAGCGGCAGTCTTTGACTTTACTATCCCGACTGGTCCTACCGGCCCCACAGGTCCTACAGGGCCAACTGGACCGAATGGTACGACAGGGCCCACTGGTGCTCCCGGACCTACAGGACCGACTGGCGCAACTGGACCTACAGGGCCAACAGGCTCCCCAGGCCCCGCTGGTCCGACAGGCCCAACTGGTCCAACTGGCCCAACTGGTCCTACTGGACCGACTGGGGCAACTGGTCCTACTGGACCCGGCGTTCCCATTGGTGGTACTTCAGGACAAGTCTTACAGAAGAATAGTTCTACAGACTACGATACCACTTGGGCTACGCCTTCTGGTGGCGGCGGTCAGATGGAAGGAAGTGCAACAGACAAGGCAATCTTCTGGAATGCTCAAACAATTGCTGAAAACATAACAATTGCTAGTACTCATAATGGTTGGACAGTAGGCCCAATTACAGTAGATAGTGGGTATGCTGTAACTGTGAGTAGCGGCGCAAGATGGGTGATATTCTAAATGGCAATCATATTAGACGGTACAAGCGGAATAACTCAGCCGAACACGACTGGTGCTTTTGGAGTTCCAGTAGGAACCACGGCACAACGCCCCGGATCTCCAACAAACGGGATGATTCGCATGAATACTACTACTGGCGATCCAGAGTGGTATGACGCCGCAGGAACACAATGGTTAAAGTTTTCACAAGCCTCTAACTATACAGTTGATTATTTAATTATTGCTGGCGGTGGCGGCGGGGGTGGCGCTGGTGCAGGGGCGGGTGGCGGCGGCGCTGGTGGAATGTTAACTGGGACTTTTACAGTATCCCCAGCATCTGCATACACAATCACAATCGGTGGTGGTGCTAACGGGGTAACAAATTCAACTTACTCAACAACAAGAAATAATGGTACTGACAGTTCTGCCTTTAGTCTTACTGCAACAGGCGGTGGAGGCGGCAGTAGTGGAAATATAGCAGGGGCTTCTGGAGGCTCTGGCGGTGGTGGTAACGGCGGTTATGTCTCCGCTGGCGGCTCTGGAACATCTGGGCAAGGAAGTAACGGCGGTACTGGTGGCGGCACAAATAACTATGCTGGTGGTGGTGGCGGCGGAAAAGGCGGTACTGGCTCAAATGGGGCGCAAGCTACTGGCGGCAACGGTGGCGCAGGTACGGCATCATCTATTTCCGGCTCCTCTGTAACGTATGCTGGTGGTGGTGGTGGCGGCGTTCAGACATCTGGAACGGCTGGAACAGCTACTGGCGGAGGTGGAAATGGTGGAGTCGGTGCTGGAGCAAACGGCTCAAACGGAACAGCTAACACGGGTGGTGGTGGTGGTGGAGGCGGTGGATATAACTCATCTTCCACGGGCGGCAACGGTGGCTCTGGTGTCGTGATTGTTAGTTACTCTGGCTCCCAAAGGGGAACCGGGGGGACAGTTACCTCTGTTGGCGGTAATACCATCCACACGTTTACAACTTCAGGGACATTTACAGCATGAGCCACTTTGCAAAAGTTTGTGATGGCATCGTGAAACAAGTGATTGTTGCGGAGCCTGAGTTCTTTACTACCTTTGTCGACTCCTCTCCAGGTGAGTGGATTCAGACTTCTTACAATACCCGTGGTGGCGTACACGCATTAGGTGGTACTCCGTTTCGTAAGAACTTTGCTGGCATCGGGTTTACCTACGATCCTGTACGAGATGCGTTCATACCACCAAAGCCTTTTGCTTCATGGGTTTTGAATGAGAATACTTGCCTATGGGATGCTCCTGTGGCTTACCCTGACGATGGTAATATTTATGTATGGGATGAAGATAAACAACAATGGATAGAAGGATAATTTATGGCTATTGCACTTAGTGGTGGATCAACCAATTTTACATCAACAATAGAAGCATCTCCATCGGCTAATCGCACTGTTACAGTTCCTGATGCTACCTTCACAGTAGCTGGCACAGATGCTGCTCAAACTTTTACTGCTGCTCAAACATTTGGTGCAAATGTAACCCTGAACGCACAAAGTGATTTGCGGTTTGCTGACTCTGACTCGTCTAACTGGGTTGCATTCCAATCACCGGCAACGGTTGCCTCAAACGTAACGTGGACACTTCCTGCTACCGACGGTACTTCTAATCAGGTATTGGCAACAAATGGTTCGGGAACACTATCGTGGGCTACGGCAGGTGGTGGTGCGTCTATCTCTGCCGGCGACTCTAAGGTAGAGGTCACGGACACAGGTTCTAACGGAACCATCGTGTTTAATACTGATGCCACCGAGCGTGCCCGTATCACTAGCGGTGGTTACTTTAAGGCAAGCAGTGACGGTACATATGACGGAATATCAGGAACTTACCACGAGTTCAATGGAGCCGCCACTTCAGATCCAACGCTATTTGTTTACAATAAAAATGCGTCGTATGCGGGGAAGGTTGTAGATGCTTATTCCATTAGAAACACAACAAACGCTAGTTACTACTTTTTCCGAGGCCGTGTTGCAGGTGTTGCTGACAGGTTTCTTGTGGCAGATTCTGGCAATGTTACAAACACAAATGGAACATACGGAACAATATCCGACCAAAAATTAAAACAAGATATTGTTGATGCGGCTAGTCAATGGAATGATATTAAAAATCTTAGATTCAGAAAGTATCGCCTTAAAGCTGATGTTGAGTTAAACCCTGATGCAAAACCATTCCTTGGTCTTATAGCGCAAGAAGCAGAAATTGTATCTCCGGGCTTGGTTGAGGAACAAACAGACCGTGACGAGGAAGGCAATGACCTTGGAACTACAACAAAATCTGTCAAGACTTCTATTCTTTATATGAAAGCAGTCAAAGCCTTGCAAGAAGCAATGGAGCGCATAGAAACCCTAGAAGCACAAAACGCAGCATTTGAAGCCCGTTTAGCCGCATTGGAGGCTAACTAATGGCAAGCATCGTTGAGGTCAAAAGCCAACTTGACACCCACGAGGCTGTCTGTGGGATGTTGCCTTGAACGCAATGTGGCAGATGTGGCAGCAGAGGTATCCTAAAGAACTTTGTAGCACCATAGTAGAGCAAGCAAAAGAGATAGAACCGCAGGATGCAGTAATAGGTTTTCAAGGCTCTAACGTAGACACTAATATCCGTAGAAGTAAGGTTAGGTGGATCGCTAGAGACAATAAAGACCTTGGTTGGCTGTACCATGAACTAACTAATCTGTTTCATGTTGCCAATCACAATGCCTTTGGATCTGAGTTGTGGCACTTAAATGAGATTCAGTTTACAGAGTACAACGCAGAAGACCAAGGTTATTATAATTGGCACAATGATGTAAACTGGGATGATGGTAGACAAGTACACAGGAAATTATCTCTGGTGTGCCAACTGTCTAGCCCAGAAGAGTATGAAGGCGGTGAGTTTGAGATGCAGCCGTTACATCTCAGCGCCCCTAAACAAGAACACCTTAAGACACAAGGAACTGTTTTAGTGTTTCCCTCCTTTATAGTTCATAAGGTAAACCCCGTAACCAAAGGCACTAGACACTCGCTAGTTGCCTGGATGGAAGGACCCAAGTGGAGATAGTGATGTCACCAATAGACCAAGTTAAAGGACAACTTGACACCCATGAAGCAGTCTGTGCTGAACGCTATGCAGGCATTAACGCTAGGCTCAAGAGACTAGAACAGATCCTTCTTGGGACTACTGGTTTCATTGTAGTTCTACTACTCAGTTTAGTTCTTAAAATAGGTTAATATGAGCAGAAAGATTAGTGTTGGTGGTTCTTTAACACCAAATACAAAAACAACAGTATACACTGTTCCTACAAAGAACTCTGCTTATTGGCAGTTATTATTTCTATCTAATCATCTTGGAAGTAATAAGTCAGTAAGTGCTTGGTGGTATAATAAACACAACAATACTGAAGTAACTATTTTGGATGCAGTTAACGTAGATGCTAAAAAAACATTACAGTTTGGTGGTAATGCAAATGAGACTGTTGTTCTTGAAGAAGGAGATGAGATTAGATTGTTAGTTGAAACTGGTTCTAGTTTTACCTATATTGTTACTTTAGATATCACACCAAAGAGCGCAGTACAATTTAATGTTTAAGGAGAATAGTATGCCAATGGTCGGAAAGAAGAAGTTCCCATACACTGCTAAAGGTAAAAAAGCAGCCGAGTCCTATGCCAAGAAAGAAGGCTACAAATCTGCTAAGGGCATGAAGATGCACGAAGGCTCAGAGTCTAAGGCTATGGAAGCAAAAGAGAAAAAAGCAAAGAGGATGAAATAATGCCACTCAAAAAAGGATACTCACAAAAGACCGTCTCTGCGAACATTCGTAAAGAGATGAAGGCTGGTAAGCCGCAGAAGCAGGCAATTGCGATTGCTCTGTCTACTGCTCGTAAGGCAAAGTCAAAGGCAAAGAAATGAAGCCCGGCCTCTATGCCAATATCAATGCAAAGCGTAAACGGATAGCAGAGGGATCTGGTGAGAAGATGCGTAAGGTCGGCTCCAAAGGTGCTCCCACTGCTAAGGCCTTTAAACAAGCTAAGAAGACTGCGAAGAAATAATGGTAAAGAAAGTATATCAGAACCCAGAAGGTGGCTTAAACGCCAAAGGCAGGGCATACTTTAAGAACAAGGAAGGCGCTAACCTGAAGCCTCCCGTGTCCGCTAAGGAAGCTGCAAAGTCTCCTAAGAAGGCTGCTCGTAGGAAGTCTTTCTGTGCCCGAATGAGTGGTGTTCCTGGGCCTATGAAGGATTCTAAGGGCAGACCAACAAGGAAGGCTTTAGCACTAAAGAAATGGGATTGCTAAATGGCAAACAAAACTTACTTAGAACTTGTCAATGAAACCTTGGTTCGCTTGCGTGAGCCAGAGGTTACTGCCGTTACTGACAACGCCTATTCTAAACTTATTGGTAGGTTCATTAACGATGCTAAACGGCAGGTTGAAGATGCCTACACTTGGAATGCCCTGTCTGAGACACTGACAGTGACTACCTCTGCTAACCTCTTTAACTATGTGTTAACTGGTATTGGTCAGCGGTTTAAGGTCATCGATGTTATCAACTCCGAGTCTGACTGGTTCTTAAACTATGAGACAACTAGGAAGATGGATGAGTTGTTCTTAAACAGCGGAACAGTCTTAGTTGGTGCTCCTGATCGTTATAACTTTAACGGTGTAGACTCCAACGGAGATACACAGGTAGACCTCTATCCTATCCCTGATGGTGTCTATAATATCTACTTTAACGTCATTAAGCCACAGGCAGAATTTACCGCTGCTTCAACACAGATCAAGGTTCCATCAGAGCCTGTAGTCTTCTTAGCTTATGCCAAGGCTTTGAATGAGCGTGGTGAGGACAATGGACTAAACAGTGCTGAGGCTTATGAGTTATACCGCCAGTCTCTATCAGACCACATAGCTGCTGAAGCTAACCGCTATCCTGAAGAACTCATCTGGGGTTCCATTTAATGAAAAGAATACAGACCGCTACTATTGCTGCTCCGGGCTTTCTAGGCCTAAACACGCAAGAAAGCAGTATTCAGTTGTCTTCAGGCTATGCTCTGAAGGCACAGAATTGTGTCATCGATAAGTATGGTCGTATTGGGGCTAGGCGTGGTTGGACACCTGTAAACACAGCAGTCAACACAGACTTAGGCTCTGGTAACGCTGTAGAATTCATCTTTGAAATGATTGATGTTGGCGGCAACCAGACCATCAGTGCCGGTAATAACAAGTTGTTTACTGGCACCACAACGATGACCACCAAGACTGTTAGGACACAGGCCAACACTGCTGATGTATCTTACACGATAACAGGCAACAACTGGCAAGCCGCAGCTTTGCCGTTTGGTGACGGTTCTGATGCTGTTTCCCACGCCTATATGGTGCAGACAGGACACCCTGTACTGGTCTTCCACAATCTACCTACTCCGGGCACTGGTGCTACCTTCTCTGTGGCTACGATTAGCGGTGGTGGTGGTACTGGTCCGATAGCGACAGTAACAGTCACTGCTGCTGGCTCTGGCTACAATGTTGGCGATATATTGACACTAGCAGGCGGCACAGGTTCTAATGCTAAACTAACTGTAGCAACCCTTAGCGGTACTGGTGTAGCCACTGTGACAGTCTCTACTGCCGGTACAGGATACACAGTTGGTAATTCTTTGACCAGCACAGTAACCACTATTGCTAATCCACACTCCCATGCTGGCTCTTTTGGCTTTCAGCAGTTAGGTGATGTTGGCACACTACCTACAGGCTACTCCGTAGCAGACTTTAAGCCTAACTGTGCCTTAGCTGCTTATGGTCGTATTTGGATGGCAGACCTTGTTGGTGATAGGCAGACTGTGTACTTTAGCAGACTCTTGGATGGCTCTGACTTCCAAGGCGGTGATTCAGGTTCTCTGTCGATTAACTCTGTGTTCCCCAACAATGACCAGATTATCGCTCTAGCGGCCCACAACGGCTTCCTAATCATCTTTGGTAGGAATAACATTGCTATCTATAGAAACCCCATAGATGTTACTACCTTGGTCTTAGAAGACTTTATCCCTAATGTCGGCTGTATCGCTAGGGACTCTGTGCAGAACACAGGCACAGATATTGTCTTCCTGTCCGACTCTGGTGTGCGTAGCCTCCAGCGGGTCATCCAAGAGAAGTCCTTGCCTATGCGGGATATGTCTAAGAACGTCCGTGATGACCTTATTACTGCGGTGGCCTCAGAGACAGCCAGCACCATCAAGTCTGTCTACTATGACCGGGATGCCTTTTACCTGCTTACCCTGCCAGCAACTAAGGTTACTTACTGCTTTGATATGCGGGGTGCTCTACAGGACGGCTCTGCCCGTGTCACTATATGGGATAGCCTTGATCCAAAGGCCTTGTTTGTTAACCAATCCAAGCAACTGCTGTTAGGCAAGCCTGGGTATATCGCTAGATACTTTGGACACTTAGATAATGCCTCTACCTACCGGCTACAGTATTACACCAATTACTTCGACTTTGGTAGCCCAACAGCCTTAAAAGTCCTTAAAAAGATAGGATTTGTGGTCATTGGCGGCTCTGGTGACGCTGTAGCCATCAAATGGGGCTTTGATTACAAAGAAAATTACAATAGTGAAACAAAAATGCTTGACACAGGCTCAGTTTACGAGTATAATGTTGGGGAATACAATATTGCTGAATTCTCCAATGGTATAGTCCTAGACCAGTTCCAGATCAATGCAGGAGGTACTGGGGCTGTCCTACAGCTAGGCCTAGAAGCAGAATTAAATGGTGATCCTCTTTCTATTCAGAAAATCGATGTCTATGTCGCACAAGGAAAAACAGTATGAGCAATTACACGAAAGCAACTAACTTTGCATCTAAGGATGCTCTTAGCACTGGTAACCCAGCAAAGGTTATCAAAGGGACTGAGATTGATGCAGAATACACAGCCATTGCCTCTGCTATATCATCCAAGGCAGACAGCAATAGCCCAACACTTACAGGTACTCCGTTAGCGCCTACAGCCTCAGCAGGCACCAACACCACACAGATTGCTACTACAGCGTTTGTAACTACTGCTCTTACGTCAGCTATGCCTAGTGGTGGTATTATTATCTGGTCAGGTTCTTCCGCATCTATCCCCTCTGGCTGGGTATTATGTAACGGTTCTAATTCCACACCAGACCTAAGAGATCGGTTTGTTGTAGGCGCTGGGTCTACCTACGCAGTGGGTGCTACCGGCGGTTCTGCTAATGCTATTGTTGTAAGCCACACTCATACGGCTACATCCACAGTTACTGATCCAGGCCACGTTCATACAATTGGAACGGCTGACGGTAACTTTACTCTTACCGTTACTAGTGATCCAGCAAAAAGGCAGGATGCAGACGCTGATAGCACATACAACTCAGGTTCACAAACAACTGGAATCACAGTAGCAACAACTAACGCATCTACAGGTTCTTCAGGAACTAATGCTAATCTGCCTCCGTATTATGCACTTTGCTACATTATGAAGACCTGATGAATAACGAACAAATAAAAGAATACCTAACTAAGTCTAAAGATACCGTAATAAGATTAGACAACTTAGTTGAAAATGAACATGGTTTTATGTCTTGGACTGAGCATGACGATGCTTTAGTTGCTCTGCAAGTTTATGGTGACGGGTATTATTGGAATATCTATCTCAATGAACTAGCAAAGCAGTTAGGCTACAAGAAAATAATCATGGGAACCAAGCGTAATTATAAAGCATTTGAGAAGAAGTTTGGTTTTAAACTAACTGGTTATATTTTAGAAAAAGAGGTAATCTAAATGAGTAACGCAATAGGTAGCGTAATCGGATCAGCCATAGGGGCACGGGCTACAAGAAAGGCAGCGGCAGAACAAGCAGCCGCAAGTAGGTACGCAGCCGATGCTCAAGAACGTGCTGCACAATTAGCAGCCGAAGAGGCTCGGTTTAGACCTGTAGGAATCTCTACTAGGTTTGGACAATCACAGTTCCAGTTTGACGAAGAGGGGCGATTAAAAGGCGCTGGTTATACTACATCTCCAGAGGTACAGGCTCTTCAAAACCGACTCTCTGCTCTCTATGGAGACAGTCTAGGGCTTGCTGAACAGGCTGTAGCGCCTTCTCAGACCTTGTTTGGACTTGGTCAGCAATATCTTGCACAGTCTCCAGAACAGGCCCGTGCTCAGTATCTACAAGAACAGTATGCAATGCTTGATCCAATCCGTCAGCGTGAAGAAGCAAGATTGGGCGCTTCTGTGTTTGGTCGTGGTCGTGCAGGCCTCAACATTGGCGATGTAGGTCAGCCTGAGTTAGCTGCGTTGGCTAATGCACGGCGCACACAAGACCTACAATTGGCTGCACAGGCAGAACAGGAAGCAAGGAATCGTATTAACTTTGGTACTGGTTTGTTTGGTGAAGCCGGTAGATTACAGACAGCTGCATTGGCACCGTTTCAGGCCCAGTTCGGTGTATCTCAGTTGCTTGAGCAGGCAGGTCAGCAACCTCTGGACATCGGTGCTCAGTTGGGCGGTAGGACAGCCACGGCTGGCGCACAAGCTGGTCAGTCTCTCTTACAAGGTGGTTTGGCAGCAGCACAAACCAGACTTGGTGGTCAGCTATCGCAGATTGGTACTAGGAATCTTGCTAGTCAAAACCTAATGAAAGACTTTTTTGGAAGTCTAGGATTTGGTCAACAACAAGCACCAGCACCACAATCTACAGCCTCTTCCTATTATCCAATGGGTACCGGCAGTGGTGGCGGCTTTGCTTATAACCCTGACATTGATACATCAGGCGGTTATTACGGATCATCTTCAGGCTTTGAAAACATGAGTGGTGGTTACAGCCCTTACTAAAGGAAATAGAAATGGCAGAGCAAACATTATTTGGTTCTTATAATCCTCAGTTGATACAACAGGCTATCGAGGCTGAACGTGAGCGTGGATTACTAGAGCAGGCTAAGTTAACCCCTCAGCAGATTATTAATCTTGGTGCTGCTAGATCAGGCCAGCAAATGGGTCAGGCCTTGGGTGGGGTTGTCAATACTTTATTTGGACTTCCCTCGGTGCAGGACCCAAGGCTACAGCAGGCACAGTTGGGGCAGCAAGCCTACCAAGAAGCCTTACAGGCCTCAGGTGGCGATGCTTCTTCACCAGACTTCTTTAAGAAGTTATCAGACTCTGCGGCTAAATTGGGTGTAACTACATTGGCTCAACAGGCGGCTGTGCAAGCTGCTAAGTTAGAGGCTGAACAGATGCAGGGCTTCCAGAGAAAGGCTGCTGGTATAGCGTCCTTGGCTCAAGCAACTAGAGAGAAAACAGAGGCACCGCTAACCATTGCTGACCGTACTCGTCTAAATGAGTTAATTCGAGACTTTGGTACTGATGAGGGTGCTAGACGGTTTAGAGCAGAACGTGATGAAGCAGAGTTGAAACAAAGCAAAGCTAAAGGAACTAATATTGATTTAGGCAGTGCTTTTGATAAGGCTTTTGCTGCACAAGATGCTAAAGGACAGGCAGAAGCATGGACACAAGCCGGTCAAGCATATAACTCTGCAAAACCACTGCTTCGTCAAATAGGTGAAGTAGAAAGGATTGTCCCTAATGCGTTTACTGGGAAGTTTGCAGAAGGTAAATTGGGTTTATCAAAGGCTTTAGGAGCTTTTGGAATTCCAATCGGCTCTAGTGCTCCAGATTCTGAATACATTAATGCTATTTCGTCTAAACTCGTTCAGCAAATTGCAAAAGCGTTTCCTGGCTCTTTGGCAGTTAAAGAACTTGACCAGTTGGTTAAAAGTAAGCCAAATTTAAATCAAGAAGCAGGAACAATATTAAAACTTCTAGGCGATATAAGAGACGAAATTACTTCCCAAACTTTAACATATGAAAAGTTAGCATCTCTACCGCAGAAAGACAGATATTCTACTAATGCAAATATTGTTCAATCACAATTTGGAGATAAAATTGCACGACTAAGGGCAATTCAAAGAAAAGCAGCAAATAAAACAGCATCTAGAGAAGAAGCACAAGAAGGTCTTGCAATCCAAAAAGAATTGGGGCTTTAACAATGGCGATTGATCTTGAAGAATATATCCGCAATTTAGAGCGTGCTGGGGGTCAGACTATTGGACCAGGCCCTGGCGCTGCTCAAGCAGCAAGGCAGCAAGAACAAAGAGGTGGTCGTTTTGTTTCTGATGTGGCTGCTTCTATCTCACCTCCTATTTTTCCTGATATAAGACCAGTTGAAGATCAGACAGGTCTTCCTGCTGCACTTGCACTTGTTGGAGGTATTGCTCCTTTTGTTGCTCCAGAAGCACGATTAATACGTCCTATTGCTCAATTAGGGAAGCCAGGAACAACAGCAAGAGCCTTACTACCTTCTTTGGCTGGTTCAAGTGCTGGTTCAGCATTAGGAACTTTTGGAGAAGCAGGTCTTACAGGCAAAAACGTATTTACAACCGACTTTGGAAAACAACTGATTGGAAACTTAGTTGAAAACGCCGCTTGGGACCTAGGTGGAAACCTTTCAGTGATAGTTGGTGGAAAAGCCTTAAAAGTCGGTAAAGAACAACTAAATAAGTTTGGCGGTGGAGACCCTGCCACTACAGATCCAAGATTAGCGGCTCAAAGATTCTTTTCAGAAAAAGGCGCTACTTTAACGAGAGGTCAGCTTACCGGGGACACAACGACTCAAATAATTGAAAATATTATTAAAGGCGGTCCTTCTGGAACAGCAGCCTTTGCAAAGCAAACCGAAGGTGTTAAATCTGCTATAACACAAGGTGTGCAAGATGTTAAAAATACTTTACAGACATCAGATACTTTTAAACAAGCATTGGCAACAGAACAGCCATTAACTTTAGCGGCTGGGGAAAACTTTCAAGGTTTAATAACCACAGCACGGGATGCTTTTAAAGATAAATACAGGCCATTTTATCAGTCTTTAACACAAAACAATGGTGTTTATGTTGATCTTCGTGGTGTAAAAAAAGCAGCACAGCAAGAGTATGATCAGTTAGCAAAATCAAAATTTAAGGGGGCTGCTGGAGAACGTAAAGAAGTTCTTGATGCTGTTCTTACACAAGATGACTTTGTTGAGTTTGGGGTTGCCCATGATTTGCGTAGTAACTTTTCAGGTTCTGCTAACGATTTAGTGCAGCCGGGAAAGGGCACAACTACAAAAGGCGCTGCATATACTAAGTATGCTGTTAATTTTGAAAAGGCAATGGATGATGCTGTTCAACTTGCGGCTGATACACCACAGCGTAGGGCAGCAGATACAATTAATGAATACAATCGTGTCAAGGGGCTATACAAAGAAGGTCAAAATTCGTTGTTTAATGAAACAATTGTTACAGCAATGCAAAAGTCTCCATCTAAAGTAGGTGCTTATTTGGCTGATTTAACAGAGGCTGAAAAGTTTACTGATCTTTATAAGGCGCTATCTGCTGTTGATAAGTATGCTGGGCAGGCTGGAAAAGAATCTACTGAGGCTTTGGGTAATTTAAAGTATTCTTTCTTAGAAACAAACTTATCTACTCCAGAGAAGATTTTAAAGTTTAATCAGAATTTAAATGACAACCCAGACCTAAAAAAGGCATTTTATAAGCTGTACAGGAACGAGGCACCAAAGATTCAAGAGGTGCTAAATGCCGCTGATATTGGACTAACAAGAGAAACGGCAGGGGCTTCTTACTTGCGTACTAGAGGAGCCAGTGTTGCTTTTACTGGTGCTGCTGGAACACTTGGTTATTTAGCGTTGCCTGAAGATGTTCAAAACAGAATTGGTGAAAACTTGCCACAATCTCTTGCAACTGCCGGGGCTATTATTCTTACGCCACGTTTATTGGCTAAGGCATCTACGAATAAGGAAGCAATGGATGCTTTAGCAGGTTTGGCTAAGGCTTCTAAACAGCCTAAGATTGCTGGCGCAACGGCTGCAAAAATAGTAGACCAGTTAAACAAGTCTGGGATTATCGATTCTGAGTACATTACAGAAATAGATAATTTGTTTAATAAACCACAACAGCAGGAACAGACAGCTACACCAAGTAGTGTTGATCTTGAAAGATATATTCAAGAACTAGGCCAGTAGCATGAGCGAACCAGTCACTCAAGTTGCCAAGGCTGCTGTCGCTGGCATCAAAGAGGCATTGGCGGTAGGCAAGGAACTGGAGTCAGTCACCAAGGACATCCAAGAACTTGGCAAGGCTGATGTGCAGGCCAGAGCCGCCTTCCGCAAGAAGCAGCTAAACAGGCCCAAAGATACCTCTGTGTTCTCTGCCGTTGAAGAATGGCGTGGGTTGTACGAAATTAAGCAGATAGAAGAAGAACTCAAAAGAGACATCATCGAGAAGCACGGTCCTGCTGCCTGGACTGAGGTAGAAGCAATTAAACAGCGTATCTTGGCAGATAATAAGAACCTAACTGATGAGTTTGGCAGAGACCTAAAGAAACTCAATGAACTCAAGATTTACTGCTTTTTGGCATCGCTATTCATAGTCACTACTTACTATATTTTCAAAGGACACCTGTAATGCTATCCCTTATATCCTCCGCTATCGGCTTCTTTGCCTCTGGACTGCCACAGGTCTTAAACTTCTTCCAAGACAAGGCAGATAAGGCTCAAGAACTTAAACTAGCCCAGATACAGACTGAGCGTGAACTGGCACTGGCAGAGAGGGGCTTTTTAGCCCAGCAGAAGGTCGAAGAGATCAGGACAGACCAGATTGCCCTCCAGACCGATGCAGACCGCCAGGGAGCCGCTTTAGAGCACGACAAGGCTATTATGGCTCGGGCATCTAACTGGGTGGTCAACCTAAACGGCATCGTAAGGCCTACTGTGACCTTTATCTTTGTGCTAGAACTGGTTTTAATTAACATAGGTCTAACCTACTTCCTGCTACAGGGTGGGTTAGGCAGTATGAACGTAGAGCAGTTTATCGCAGCTACGGATGTTATCTTCTCTGAAGATGAGATGGCTTTGCTGTCAGGAATCATTGCTTTCTGGTTTGGTTCTCGTCAGTGGGGCAAGAA